GAAGGAACCTCGCAGAGAGTAGAAAGGGCGACTTATACGTGCCCGACCAACAAGGGTGCTTTGAGCGCACATCGATTTTAGGGGGAACGCTGGCAGCAATGCCAGATCGATTGTTACCCTATAATCATGTACGCCTCGGTACTGCAAAAGCGAAGGGGAAGATAAGAGTTGTGACAATGCAGAATGCATATGTTAAACAGGTTCTGAGACCTGTTCATACTGCTCTATACAACCATATTTCCTCCTTCAATTGGTTGGTGCGTGGAGAAGTCGGGGAAAAAGATTTCCTAGCGGTAAAAAATGATCGAAAGAAGGGTGAATCGATCATTTCTGGAGATTATGCGTCTGCAACTGACAACATTCACGTTGATGTCGTCGAGACAATTATCTCAGTTATCGCTGAGGAAAGTTTATTGTCCGATGAAGAACGAGAGGTTCTCATCGGTAGTTTTAAGGGTGTGACAGTGGTCAATAAGGATGGTAGTCTGACTCCAGTCATGCGAGGTAGCATGATGGGCAATTTAGTCTCATTTCCGCTTTTATGTTTACTTAATAAAGCGTGTTTTGAGATGTCAAGACCGAACCATAATTGTAGCAAGGGATGTAAGCTACAACGGCACTGTCACAGAGTTGGTCGTTTTAATGGAGACGACTGTATCTTCTGCGGGGACCAGAAATTTTTCCAGAGATGGAGAGAAATTACGGCGCGCTTTGGATTAGTCGTTCAAGAAGAGAAGACTGGGGTATCAGATCGATATGGGGAGTTAAATTCCCAATGTTTCGATTACCTCAAGGGGGTTTTCATCCCGAAGTCCTTCTTCTCTTTTCTCCGTCCCAATAGAACGACCGGTGGTGATTTGCTAGGCGAGATTATTCAGGGGACAAAGCATATGCGCAAGTCCACACAGCTTTGGTTAATTAACCACGTTTGCAGATACGAAATTGCAATCCGTGGTGTTGTGGCTGCGTCTGTCCCTGATCATCTCGCCGTTCACCTCTTAAAACGGAGATGGATCCGAAAGATCATCTCCTCCCCTCCCCCCCCTTTCCCCTCTACAGGGGTTGACCGGTCTATTCCGGTCCAAGTAGGTCCTCTACCTCGAGAGGACTACTTGAGTATTGTCGATGAGATCGACAAAGAGGTGACCCGCGCTCATGTTAATTATTGGCGCGGTCGACAGGTTCTAGAGGTGTCTTGTCCCATTTGGCGCAATGGCCATGGCAAGACAGAGAAGTACAAGAGGTTGTTCCGATGGTTTGGTAACGAGACTTCTTCATGGCAGAAATGCCTGAAGTGTAACGTGCCAGTCGAAGGTACTACTCATTGTTCATGCTCGGGTAAAGTGTTCCTCCACTCTACTCCCTATGATAGCCCTGTTACTCCTCTCCGAATCCGGCTTGGCGATAGAAAGAATCGCCATGCTCAGTTCGATACGTCCTCTCCTCCCCCCTCTCACATCCGTTACCGACGGGAGATCTCGTGGTCCTTCACGTACCTAAAGTCAACTTGGTTCCTCTTGAACAAGTTCTTTGGTAGCGATTTTTTAATGGATCCTCGAGAAATTGGCGACTGGTCTCCATATGACCATAAATGTCTGGGCCTTAAGCATGACATAGTCGCATATACCCCGCCGGTAAGTTATCCCCCCCCTTCCTCTTTAACCTGCGTCCCACTCTTGACGCTAGAACAACACGCTAGGCGTGTCTATGGTCTTCCCTCGACCTCAACTCTTATTCTCGAAGAATCACGAAAACAGGCGCGATACGGTAAATCGGTTCCGATTGGTACGCGTATACTACCAACTGTTAAATCGGGTTTCGAGAAAAGAAGGGTTGGTCTTTATAGAGGGATTGTCAATCTAGACCTAGTAGACCCTGGCGTGTTGTGTCCAAAAAAACAACACTCACAGACATTCCTCGATGTCTGTGGCTAAAGCGATTCTAATCCATGACGGAAGCCCTATTTTCTTTAGGAATCCTGAGATTAGATTCATTATAATCACTCGTGGCTGTGATGACAGCCATCCACGAATGAGGGAGAGAGATGAAAGGTGAGTATGTTTCCTCGTTTAAAGCCCCAAAAGCGCTGAACCATTGACAATGGTGTGCATTAGTAGGGTGGGTTAGGGAAAGACAGTTAGAGGCAGTTGGTCAACTTAAGAGTAAGTTAAAACTTGTATGTTTGACCAGAGCAAGACTGTTGTACCAAATGGGAGGTCGGAGTGAGAGGTAATAAGAACGTCGTAAATATTGTCCACCAGGTTTAAAACAGGATGGAGGCTTTGTGTGGGGTAGTTCCCAACGGTCCTGTCCGTGGTGGTGGCCACCTGTTGTATACCAGCTTCGGCCAGGTAACATCGGTAAGGGTGGAGTTCTTATTACTAATCACTTCGGCTATGTCAAGCCCCAAGTGCCCTGAAGAGAAAAACGAAGGGAAGTATTCACCTCGATTGGAGAAGGATTGATGAGATTTTTTCTTGCTCACCAATTGGTATAGGAACGGTGGGTGAAACCGTAACAGTCAGAATCCATGACTATCGGGAAAGAGGGAGAGAATGATGGACTTAATTGATCCGTCTCTAGTGCGGTATTACCTACCAATCGATGACAAAATCCCTGGCGGGATCTAGTTAATGATCGGTGACGTCTAAACGTCGTTGGTAAGGGATACTACCTACATTTAAGAGCCAGAATCGATGGCTACCGAGGGAGACTAGGGCAGCATCACACATGAATGTGTAACTAGTCGATCGAGGGAGGAACTTTGGGGGTTAATCGTCCCAGAGCATTGTGGAAGCACGTAGAGAGATGGTCTTTTTTTTTCTGACTCAACTTCTAGTACTGAGAGGAACCTCGGGGATTTATGGTCCTGAGGGGGAGAACCCATACGTTAATGCCGCACGTAAAGGTGTGTGAGGGAATTTTGAAGATTCACTCCTGATCGTTCTCGATCATGAGAAACCTCAACTTCTACCGTAAGTTAAAACGGCCTCGGACTGATTCCTAACAGTCCTTCAACTTTCGTCCTGAGTGCAAG